CGTGCTCAAACGCTATGGCGACTGCGACAGGGCTCGCGCCCTCTTCGCCGAGGAAGCCGCCAAGTGCGATCCCCCTATGGAAGGAGATGAACTCTCCGCCATTTGGTCCAGCGCCCTGAAATTCTACGCGAAGGTCAGGGAGCAGGAAGGATACGTCAACCCTACGGTCTATAATTCTGAACATGGAACAGTCAGTCTGAGACCCGCCGACTATTCCGACATCGGGCAGGCGAAAGTGCTCTCAAGGGAGTATGAAAGCGAGCTCAGATACACTGACGCCACGAACTTCATCCTCTTCAACGGAGAGTTCTGGGAGGAATCAAGACAGCAGAGCATAGGAGCCGCCGAAGAGTTCCTCGACCTGCAACTTGAGGACGCCAAGGACCTGGTGAAGGCCACGTTCAAGGCCCTTCTTGATCTTGGAGTATCTGAGAACGACGCCCTCGCAGGCGGGAAGAAGTTTGAGGCATCCCTGGAGGAGAAGCAGACGAAGGCCTATGCGGCATATCTCTCGGCCCTATCCTACCAGGGCTTTGTCATGAAAAGGCGTGACTACAAGTACATCGTCTCAGCACTCCAGGCCGCGAAGCCCATGCTGGCGATGAGCGTGTCCGACCTAGACAGCGACCCATTTCTTCTCAACGTGCCGGGCTTTACCTACGACCTCAGAAAAGGCCTTGACGGCTCGCAGCCCATCAGCCCCGACGACTTCATAACCAAGCAGGCACTGGTCGCACCCGGGGAGAAAGGTATGCAGGAATGGCAGGACGCCCTGGACCTCTTCTTCTGCGGCGACCAGGAGCTCATAGGATATGTGCAGCAGATAGTGGGACTATCGGCCATCGGCAAGGTCTACTTTGAGGCGATGATCATAGCCTATGGAGAAGGAAGCAACGGCAAGTCCACCTTCTGGAACACTATCTCCAAGGTGCTCGGCTCCTACAGCGGCTCGATCTCAGCCGATGCCCTCACCGTAGGATGCAAGCGCAACGTGAAGCCCGAGATGGCTGAGCTCAAGGGAAAGAGGCTGATAATCGCAGCCGAGCTTGAGGAAGGCATGCGGCTGAACACTTCGGTGATAAAGCAGCTTTGCTCCACAGACGACATCACGGCGGAGAAGAAGTACAAGGACCCCTTCCGGTTCACCCCGAGCCATACGTTGGTGCTGTACACCAACCACCTGCCGAGGGTGGGCGCCAACGACACGGGTACCTGGAGACGCCTCATCGTCATCCCCTTCAAGGCCGCCATCAATGGCGGCGGTGACATCAAGAACTACTCGGAGCACCTTGTCGCAAAGACAGGTCCTGCCGTCATGGCATGGATCATCCAAGGTGCGCAGAAGGCCATAGGGCGCGGCTACCATCTTGACCCTCCAACGTGCGTGAAGGACGCCATCAGCGCCTATCGCGACAGCAACGACTGGCTGGGGAACTTCCTGGGCGAGTGCTGCGAGATAGGCAGCGATTTGAGTGAGAAATCCGGCGGGCTCTACCAGGCCTACCGCACGTATTGCATGCGCAACGGTGAGTTCACACGCAACACCTCTGACTTCTACACGGCCCTGGATGTGATGGGCTTCGAGCGCAAGAAGACCAACAAGGGAAACCTCATGACCGGTCTCAAACTGCGTGAGGAGGCGTACCTTGACTGAGCGTGACGGTGTTTTGGCGTGTTCTGCGAAAAAGGTTGCTTTCCGGGTTCCACTGACCTCCACCGGGCCGAAAGTGGAAGTCAGTGGAGGTCCTATCAAGAACTTCGCATTAGGGCATTTTTTAGGGGAAAAAAGCCCTATAGGGGATTTATGGAATCGGGTTCCACTGGCCTCCACTTTTCAGATTCTGACGAGGTTGCCGATGAGGGAAAAAGAGATTGAGAGGGCGCTGGCCACCGAGGCCAGAAGACGTGGTGGACTGACCATCAAGCTGGTCACTCCCACACTTGACGGGATGCCCGACCGCCTGGTCCTGATGCCGGGCGGCCATATGGGATTCGTGGAGGTGAAGGCTCCTGGCTTGAAACCGAGAGCGCTTCAACTTTCCAGGCACAGGATGCTGAGGAACCTTGGGTTCCAGGTGTTCGTGCTGGATGACAAAGTGCAGATAGGAGGGTTGTTTGATGCGATACAGACCACATGATTACCAGGATTTCGCCACCACCTTCATCGAGGAGCATCCGGTATCCGCGGTGTTCCTTGACTGCGGTCTGGGCAAGACCGTGATCACCCTCACCGCCCTTCACTCCCTGATGATGGACAGCTTTGAGATACACAAGGCCCTTGTCATAGCCCCTTTGAGAGTCGCCAGGGATACGTGGAAAGACGAGGCCTCCAAGTGGGACCATCTCTCAGATCTTCGCATCTCAGTTGCCGTCGGCGCTGAGGATGAGAGACTGGTGGCCTTGAGGAAGGAAGCGGACATCTATGTCATCAACCGGGAGAATGTGCAGTGGCTCATTGAGGAGAGCACCCTGTCCTTCGACTACGACGCACTGGTCATAGACGAGCTGTCCAACTTCAAGAACCATCAGGCCAAGAGGTTCAAGGCTTTGATGAAGGTTCGTAGGTACATTCGAAGAGTCATCGGGCTCACCGGCACTCCGTCTTCCAACAGCCTGATGGATCTCTGGGCGGAGTTCAGGCTGCTTGACATGGGTGAGAGGCTTGGGCGTTACATCGGCCAGTACCGCTCCACCTACTTCACCCCGGACAGGCGCAACGCCCAGGTGGTCTTCAGCTACAAACCGCTTCCAGGTAGCGAGGACGCCATCTACAACAGGATTGGAGACATCACCATCCACAACCGCAAACTTGATGCTTTGGAGGATATTGTGGAAGCGGCGAATGGCAAACCACTACTGGTAGCTTACTGGTTTCGTCATGACCTTGAGAGAATCACTACCAGGCTCAAGGCGATGAAGATTTCCTTCCAGTGTCTGGACTCGGCTTCCAGCATCGCAAAGTGGAATAGGGGCGAACTCCCCGTGGCACTCATACACCCGGCATCCGCCGGGCACGGACTCAATCTTCAAGCCGGCGGGAACCATTTGGTGTGGTTCGGTCTGACGTGGAGCTTCGAGCTCTATCAGCAGACCAATGCCAGGCTGTGGCGACAGGGACAGGCTTCAAGCACTGTTGTCATCCAGCACATCGTGACCGAAGGGACGATCGACGAGCGGATTCTCAAGGCGTTGGAAGGAAAGCAGAAGACCCAGGATGCACTCTTGGATGCAGTGAAAGCTGAAATTGGAGGTGGTTATGAAAAGAAGTGATTCCTACAGATGTTTGGTGACTGCAATAGCCACTCAGGCAGTGAAGGATTATAGGAAGGCTCAGGAGCGGTTGAGCATCGACTCGCAATCCGAGAATGCAATCCACACCGTTGACGAAATGAGGCGCTTCTTCAGAAGCGATTGGTATCAGATGCTATGCGATGTCAATCCCGGCATCATAGGCATGGCGCAGAAGGAGGAAATAACGGCATGAGCACGAAGGAATACTTATCACAGGCATTCGTACTGGACAGGAAGATAAGGTACAAGGAGAAGCAGTTGGAAGCGCTGAAGTCGCACAATGGCTATTGCTAGCCGACCATCAGCGACATGCCGAAAGGCTCCCTTTCCGTCGCGTCGGCGGTCGAGCGGACGGCTCTCAAGCTCATGGACCTGGAGGAATACATCCTCAAGCAGATTGATGAGCTGGTGAGGCTGGAGAATGAGATACAAGGCGTAATCTCCCAGGTGAACAACCCGGAGTACGAGACCATTCTTGAGATGAGGTACCTGTCATTCATGAGCTGGAACGAGATCGCCACCAGAATGGGTTATGTCTCCAACTACGTGTTTGAGGTTCATCGCAGGGCTTTGGATTTAGTGAGGGTCCCATAAAACGTAGTAAAACACACTTGAACGTAGTCTCACCTTCGTGGGATTATACAATCAGGAAAAAACCATGAGGGCTCGGAGCAATCCGGGCCCTTGTCGTAAGAAACACACATCATTCCCCCAAGCAAGGGAATCGAGGAAGGAACCCATGCCATACAGACCGAAGAGACCATGCAGCTGGCCTGGCTGTCCGAACCTCACTTATGGAAGATTCTGTCCTCTACATGAGAGGCATGAGACACTCAGGTACAACCGGTTCCAGCGTGACCCAGAGACAGCGGAACGCTATGGCAAGGACTGGAGAAGAATCCGCAAGGCCTACTTAGCAGAGCACCCTTTCTGTGAAGTTTGCCGTAAAAAAGGAAAAGCAACGGTCGCCACAATGGTCCACCATATCAGAGCCCTTCGCGAGGACGGCACCAATGATGATGAGAATCTGATGGCGCTCTGCAAAGCTTGCCACTCACGCCTCCACGCCCAGCGCGGGGACCGATGGCATAACCACTGAGGCTTTGATTAATCAAAAGAATCAATTGCATTCAATGAAATTTCTCACACCTTTGACGTCGCCTTCTAGGAAAGGGCGTATAAATCTCTACAGCATAAAATGTTACAGCGGGCGGTGGGTCTTGCGCAGAAATTTCACAATTCAAACGGGGTATTGACCCCGACTTTATCAGATAGGATGTAACTCATGGCCAGGGATGGAACTAACCGTGGTGGAGCCAGGATCGGCGCTGGCCGTAAACCCAAGGCTCTGTTTGAAAAAATACAGGAAGGCAAGGCCGAGGCATTGAGGCTCCCGGAACCTGCCGAGATTGATGGCGCGGACATGCCGCCCGTCAAGGATTTCATGAAGGCCGCCCAGAAGAGCGGCAAGGACCTCTGCGCCGAGGAGGTCTTCAAATCCACATGGCTTTGGCTCAAGGCCAGAGGCTGTGAGAAGCTTGTCAACCGGGCGCTTATCGACCAGTACGCCATGAGTGTATCGCGTTGGATCCAGTGCGAGGAGTGCATCTCCGAGTATGGATTTCTCGCTAAGCACCCGACTACCGGTGCCGCAATCGCATCGCCATATGTCTCGATGGCCCAAAGTTTCATGAAGCAGACCAACCAAGCATGGCTTCAGATATACCAGATCGTGAGAGAGAACTGCTCGACAGAATATGGCGGGGCCAACCCGCAGGACGATTTGATGGAGAGGTTGCTCTCTGCAAGAAAAGGAAGGTCATAACAATGTTTGAAAAAGTGAACCCAAGCCACCCGGACAAATTGGCGGATAGGATAGCAGGCGCCCTTGTGGACATGGCGTACAAGAAGGAAGAGAATCCGAGGATCGCGGTTGAAGTCCTCATAGGTCATGGTTGTTGCCATATCATCATGGAAAACTCAGTGAAGCTTGATCCTGAAGATGTGTCCAGGGCTGTCTACAGAATCACTGGAACGAATGACATCTGCATCGACTATGCCGAGACACCTCAGGATTGGCATCTTTCTGATAACCAGAAGGAAGGGTTCAGATGCGGGGACAACGGCATCTTCAAGGGCGTTCCAGTCACAGTCGAACAGAAGGAGCTTTCCTCAATCGCCAGGTACATATACCGGCTTTACCCATATGAGGGGAAATACATTCTGGATGGTCTGCATCTGATCATCTGCCAGAGCCATGCCTCGGAAAGTGATCTCAGACCCCATTTCCAGAATGCTGATATCAACCCGCTGGGACCCTGGACCGGTGGCACCGATGTGGATACTGGGGCGACCAACCGTAAGCTCGGTTCTGACATGGCTGACTCTGTCACAGGGGGTGGTCTCCACGGAAAGGATTTCT